CGAGTCCCACTGGGCACCCCACCAAAAAATCCGCTGATGCTTTGCATCGGCGGATTTTTTTATTTGGCGGGGTGCCCAGTGGGGCTCTGCCCCCGCGCCAATATTTTCTGCTAAAAAAGCATGTGCAGACCCTTTGGAAAACTGTGGTTTCCCGGGGTCTGCACATGCTTTTTTGTTCAGCGCTTTTTCTTTATTGCAGTCAGCGCTTCATCTGCTGCAGGATCTGTGCGATCTCTGCACTGGAATAGCCATCCCTGCGCAGCGCACTGCTGATGCTGGTATCATTTTTGCCCTGACTGCGCATCAGCATCGCCATGTAGGGCACCGTCACGTTCCGAGAGGTGTCGCTGCCCAGACGGGTGGCGCTGCTCGTGCTGCGGTTGGCCGTACCGGAAGAGCTGCCGCTACCCGTGCTGCCGGATGCCGCACTGCCTGCCCGGCTGGCCTTCTGGGCCGCATTGTTCTTTTTCAGGTTCCACTCGCTCATTGCAATGTTCAGCTTCTGGCTGGTGATATCGTTGTTGAATTTCTGCTGATTGAGCTTGTCCTGATATTCCCGCTCGCTGGCCTCATTTTCATAGAGCTGCTGCTTCAGGCTGTCCTGATACTGCCGCTCCTGCAGCTGCTGGTTCCACTGGGTGTCGGCACGGTCTGCCTCGTACTGGCGGTTGCCGGAATAGATGTTGTAGCCGGTGTTCAGCAGTCCGCTGACCATGGAACCCAGACCCGTGGTGCCGCTGAGGGCGATCTGCACCGCATCGCCCAGTACACCCAGTACAGTCACCACATTGTTGAACGCCTGCTGGCGCCGTGCTGCCTGCTGTTGCTCCTGTGCGCTGTAGTAGTCGTGCAGCGTGCCCAGCTGGTTCAGGTAGTCCTGATACTGTCCGTAGTCCTGCGCATATGCATTGTTGTAGGCTTCGCCCTTCTGCCGCAGCTGGGTGTAGTAGTCCGACAGCCGGTCGTTGTACAGCTGCTGCGCGTCCTGCTCACTGCTGTTCAGCTGGTCCAGCTGGCTCACCAGCTCGTTGCCGCCGCTGGTATAGGTGTCCAGCGCCAGACTGTACAGCGTAGGGATGGCACTGCTCAGCGCGCCGATCTGCTGCTGGTATGCCTGCTGCGCCACACTTGCGGCATAGCTGGAGCCGTAACCTCCGGTCAGTGCTGCCGCCTGTGCCGCAGCATCTGCACTGGCGTTGTGGGCGTTCTGCAGATAGTTCTGCTCGTACTGACGGTAGAGCGGGTCTTTGGTGTAGCTGTACTGGAAGCTCCCGCGCTGCAGCAGCTGGCCCAGAAGCTGGTCGATCTTATCCTGATAGCGGCTCTCGTAGTCACCAGGGCGGTTCGTCTGCCATTCCTTCAGGGCATTCTCTGCACTCGTCACCGTC